AGTTGGCAGCGGTTCCCGGCGTGTGGGTCGCAATCGCACCAGAGGCGTGCATAGACGCGCCAAAGGTCTGTTCCATCGCACCAAACCGGCGAGCGGTATCATCGCCAGCTTCGTTGATTTTGAAGAACGCAGGTTGCTTACCAATGAGCTTGGCAACAGCCGCCGATCCCAGAACCGCATGACGGTCAGACTTCGGAGCGCCGTTGTCATCAAGGATACGCATGGCTTCGGACAGGTCGGTGAGGTCATCACCCGTGCCAAAAGGCGTGGTTCCCGCCGTACCGTAGGCGCGGGAGGCACCGACGTAGAGCGCGGCAAGATCAGCTTCGATTTCGTTGGTCAGGGTCCGCATGGCTTGGGCAAAACGGCCCTCAGCAATGACAGACTTGTTCTTGTCGCCAAGGCCACGGCTTTCTTCGCCGGTCAGGTTGAAAGAAACCTTGCGTTGCTTGGTGATCGACATGTCAACGTAGTCGATGGTCTGATCAGTGCCGCTTGCCGCGATGTTGGCAGCGGTAATGTCAGCAGCGGCCATCGCGCCGACAACTGGCGAACGGACGGTTGCGTTGATAGCGGCCATTTCAGCCGTTGCGTCACGAGATACGGCCTGAATGATACCAACCTGTTCACGCGACACGACATTCATCGCGTTATACATGATCGGCAGGAGGCCAGATAGAGTATTAGACATTTCCATGTCTCCTATTTTGAGGGTTTGCCTGTCAAGGCGGTGCTGGCCGTCCGACCTTCAATTTTCGCAAACGTCCGTTCGCTTTAATGGCCCTTAATCAACCACAGTCATGCCGTCGCTGACAAGAGCCTTTTGAGCGGCGGCGGGATCGGACATGGCGAGCTTGTCAAATTCGCCGCGTGTCATGGTTTTTCCGTTTGAACCGCTACCGTTGCCACCGCCCGGTGCTTGCGAGCCGTTTTGATTGGCCCCGCGCAGCATCTTGTCACGGCCCGAGTGGCTTGAAATCAGGTGTTCAATTGCCTCATCAAAGGACGCGGCCTCGCCGGGGTTTTCCGGTGAATAGATCGCATTCCCGTTTCCATCTTTCGAGACCATCCCGCCAGTTTCATCCAAGCTGAAATTGCCACCAAAGATTGCTTCGATCATGTCAGCGGGAAGGGATACCTTTTCGCGCAGGTATTCAGACCGGCTGAAAGCGCCCGTGATCTTTTCGGTGCGCAAGCTGGCCTTGAGGGTTTCGTTCTCGGCCACGACTGGCTTGTACTTGTCCTCTACGGCCTTGATCACCTCTGCCTTGACGCGCTCGACTTCGCCAGCATCGACCAGCTTCTTGTCATCAAGGTTCGACATGGTTTCAAGAGCCTTGCGAGCGGCGGCAGGGTCCAGATCGCCAAAGGCTTCCAGAGCGGTCTGTGAGGCAGCGGCCTCTTCCCGGCGCGTCTTGTTCTCGACGCCCAGATCAATGATCTTCTGGTGCATACCGGGTGGGTCGAGGGCGACCTCCTTGCCAGCATTCATGTAGATTGGTTTTCCATCCCGCAGTTCGGCATAGACTTTACCATCGGTTTCGAAAGTTTTCAGTTCAAAGGACATTTTTCATTCTCCTTGACCATCCGGTCATTTTCGCGCACGTCCGAGCGCTGTGATGTTGCCCTTATTAGGCAGCACTTCGTCATCGGAAGCCTCCTCATCCAGAAGTTCCAATTCATCCTCATCTTTCCTAAAGCTCCGGTCCAGAATTCCCCGGCGCACGGCCTCTCTAATGGCGGCGGCGGTTGAAATCATAGGCACGGCGGCTGTCGCCATTGTCAGGACATGGGCAAAGCTCTCATCATCGCCATATCCAAGGTCGAATTCAGTGTCGATCACAACGTCACCAGAGAATTCCTCTTTGACCCATTTGCCCGTGAGCGTAAGGCAGCGTTCGAGCGCCGCTTTGAGGTTCAGCGCCCATGCCTGAATGGCAGCATTGCCCTTTTGGGCGGCAAAGGCGGTTGTCACGACCGTCAGGTTTCCAGACTGCGCTGTCAGGGGCTGTCGCCCTAGCTCGCGCAATTCCCTGATTGTGTCCTTGATATTGTCAGCCAAGAACCGGAGCGATTGAGAGTTTGGCTCGATGTATCCCCATGATCCAGCCGTGCCGCTTGCGCCGACCCCGCCGTACAGGACGGTATGAGGTGAAACGCGAATGGGAACAGGCTCGCCAGAACCATCAACCTCGGGGTCGATCCCATTGGCTGACAACATCGGGAACCCTGTCAACGTCCATATATTCTTGAGGGCGCTTTCCTGCTGGAATAGCTCAACCTGCAAGTCAGCCGCGTCACGCATGGGTGGGTGCATAGTCCACGACGATCCGATACGCCGCCCGGTCGCGAACGGCACAAGGGGGATTTCGTCAATCGTCATCGCCCGAGCGGGCTGGAATAGCTCCCATTTGTCGGGTCGATCCTTGACCTCGCGCCAAAGCTCGAAAGTTGGCTTGCCCACCGCCACATCATCAAGCACTTCACGGTTGAACACGCGGACCTGCTTGACCTCTGTCTCTTCGAAGTCATCACTCATCACGGTTTCGACTTCCATCAGCCGCGCGTGAACAATCTGCTCGACCCCGGCGATAACCTGTGAGCGAACCGCGATGACGCTCTCCGCCGGGTATCTGACCCAGAACGGTCGAACCCCGGCGATGCGCTCATCCTCGACGCTGGCGTCAGCGGGTAGCTTTTCGTTGCTCGAATAGTCCACTAAAATCCAGTCGATGGATGAATTGATCCCGGCAAAGAAAACATCACCGGCGAAGCTGTGAATTGATGATCCGCGCCCGTCCACGTTGTCAGAGAATTCGATGAACTTTTCCGGCGTGTCCTCGCTCAAGACAACCTCAGCCGAGAATGGCCGCTGCGCCAAGTTCTCAACAATGTCCCGGTACACGTTTGTCATCCGAGCATTCTTGCGCCGAAATTCATATGCCTTGTCATCCTCGTCAGGGAATTGTGGCAGATAATCAGGGCGCGTCCGCATAACCTCAACACCCCCCATGATTGCCGAGACCTTAGACCAATAGGGAGCCATTGCCACATGATCGCGGGACGGAGTGCTTGGGTTTTTCATCGTTGCCTTCCTTGCTTGGCTCGCGGCGGTGCCAATGTCAGGGCCATGAACGCCCTTGAGGCCGCATCAACTTGGTCAGCAAATTTGCCAGACGGAAAACTTGCAAGCTCATTAATAAAATCGCGGTTCCAATCCCCTTTGACAAGCAAAACATTCCCCGCGTCAATCTGAGCTGCAAGAGGTGTCGCCCTTGTCACCTTGTCACCAGTCTCCGGTGTAGCGCGATAAACCAATCCTGCCAAGCTCGCCAGTAGCGACTGGACCTGAGCTTTACCGGCCTGACCGGGGTCTTGTGGCAGCGAGCCTTCGACCCCCCGGCCATCTATGGCAGCGGTGTTCTTGATCAGGGCCGTAACATCCGCCGGGCCGAGCTGACCTTTCACCACATCGACAATAACCGTTCGTCCGTCAGGTAGCCGACCGATGCGAACCCCGGCGGTCCTTGCGGCGCTCACATCAGCGGTCGCGGCCAAGTCCCACCCCCTGACCTCTCTGACGCAGACCGGCGGCGCTTGGATCACTTCCATCTTGTGGGGCTTGAACAGGCCACCCTCTCGTGGCGCTGGCCTTTGCTGATACTGGCCAGCATGTGCGAACGGACCCAGAACTTTCTTGTCGCGCTCAACCGTCTTGCGGCTGAACCGATCCGGCATAAGAAGCTCGCCCTCTTTGGTCCTTGGGTCTTTGAACCCGATAGAGGTGGTACGCGCCCGATCAGGTTCGTATTCCATCGGCAACATCAAATGCTCATACCCAAAGTCGTTCTCGAGGATGTAGCCTGACACGTCGCCCTCGTGCAGTCGCTGCATGACAATGATGATCACCGAGCTATCGGGATTATTCAGGCGCAGTGGCAGGGTCTCAGAGAATACCCGGTTCGCGGTCTCGCGCTCAACGTCAGAGTAGGCTTTCTCAGGTGACAGGGGATCATCCCAGATCACAAAGTCGCCACGCTTGCCTGTCATGCCCTTGACTGCGCTCGCCTGACGGAACCCGCGCTTGTCATTCTCGAAGTACCGTTTCTCGTTCTGGTCGCTTGTCATCTGCACTGGCCAGCGGGATTGATACCAGTCGCTTTCGATCAATAGCCGGGACTTCCTGTTATCCCTGATCGCCAAGTCCTGTTCATGTGAGGCTGACAGGATGCGCGAGTGAGGCATACCTTTCGGCCCCCATAGCCACGCGGGAAAAAACACGCCGACCATTGAGGACTTCGAGGTTCCCGGCGGGATGTTGATCAACAGTCGGCTGATCTTCCCGTCAACCGCCGCCTCAAGGTGTTCTGCCATCGCATCCATGTGCCATCCGTGCAGGTAGGTCTGACCGGGGTCGATCACGGGCCAGCCCCTCTTGAGGAAGTATGACAGAGACCGACTGCACATTTCCTTTTCGGCGGCAACAATGTCCTGAGGTGTCAGCCGCATCAGTCCTCACTGTACTCGCTGGCCTCAAGGTCGATGACCTCAGCGTTGTCCACGATTTCCTTCAGGGTCTCATCCGAAAGCTTGCTCGGGTCTACCGTCAGCTTTTCGATGTTCTCATTGATAACGTGCTTCTTGTCAGCCTGATCCAAGTGCTGTTTTCCGAGCCATATAAGCATGGCCGGATTGCGGTCATATATAGCCGCTGCATACTGCGCCCGGCGCAAGCTCATCCGCCCGCCAGCACTGTATTTTAGGTAAACTGACCTGAAGGACGGAAACCCATGTTTCTTGCAAAGCGCCTCAAGTGTTTGCTGTGTGAGTTGCATCACATCGCGCACTTCCTCGGCTGAGGCTTGCCACCGACACATGCGGATTACTTGCTGGAATTCCTGATCATCCAGCGCGGCTATCTGGTCTCTGCCGGGTTTGATCTTTTCCTCGCCATTGAGCTTGGTGCCAAAGTCGGCGTCGCCCATTGGTGCTGTGACCTTGCGCTGACGTGGCGCGTTCTTGATCATCTTGACCATCCGGTCTGTCCTTTCGCTGTCCAGCGCTGCGGGTCGAGGCACAAAAGGGAGGAAAGGCCCCGACCCGCCTTGAGCCAATCACGCACTGAGGATTGCAACTGGCTTGGCGGGGACATTACCGATGACACCTTGCCATGACAACAGCGGGTGCGTTCCTACATATCGGGGGGGACACGGGGGACA